GAAAGCCAAACATTCCACCAATGGTGGAGGCGAGTCTCTACTCGTTTCACATCTGAGGTCGGGTCAAGGTATTCTCTACCTTGAGTTCCGGTGGGCGTCGCAACCCGTCGGGACGGAACCATACCCTGGTAACAGGGGTCAAGTTCGCTTGAAATGGGACTCCCGGTGTCTCCCTTGAGAAAGGAACCAACGCTTGTTAGAACGTTGAGCTCTGCGCTCTCCTCTCCTTAGAGAAGAGGGGGGAGATGACCAGAGATGTCGATTAGGTGGAAGACCTAATGTGGGGTCCGCTGTTTCGCAGCGGCGGGCCATCGGACTTGGTCCGACGGAGACACGTGGACTAGAGTGGCAACACTAGAGTAAGCTACTTCGTAGCCAAGGCCTTGACGTCTCTTGGAAGGAGACAATCTAACAACCCAGTCAGCTCTCGGGCGGTTCTCTTAGTCCGGTTGGGTAGAACACGAAAGGATATTGTGACCGCTTCCCTACTCTGAAGTAGGGAAGCTGGGTCGAAGGAGCGAGGACAGGTCGCGTTTAGCCTATAGGCGAAACGCGGCTAGGTATCAGCAAAGTGGGTACCTCTAACAAGGTCGTAAGACCCCGATAGTGGAACTTACCTTCGGTGACACGTCACCTTATCCGTTCTATCCGTAGAAGGGGTTTTCAACCCCGGGACGGTGCGGATTACTGTAACGAGCGTCAATCTGGAAGGATTAACGATCCTAGGCTGCAAGCCTGCCTGCGGCCTCTTCGCCCCACAAGGGCGGAGGGGGAACCGGGGTAAAATACCGTACTTATCTCCTTATCATGGTCAACATTCTGCGAAGTCTTTCGCGACCTCTCAGAACAGTTGCTGTGTTAAAGAGACTTGTACCGGACTTTACCGGCATGGCCTCCAGAAATGGGGGCCGGCCACTCATTGACTGGCTATTGCTAGCTGGTCGATGTGTGGTGGGATCTCTTAATCGTTCTACGATCGGTGTCTCGGCCATCTTCGCTTTCCGTGTTGGCCAGTTGATGAAAGCACAAGGAGCCCCAGGTACTGTAAAGTACTTGAAGGCTTCTCATGTTCTTCTGATGCAGGCCAGCGCGGGAATGCGATTAGACGGCACTTGGGCCCTGGGAGCGAATGTCTCGCGGACGCTGAGTGGATACCCACGAATTGTTTGTGCGAGTAGCCGAGCGGCTATCAAGGGTGGTGATGCTCGAGTTTTAAAACTCTGGTTGACTCTCCTATCACTTTATCGAGTGATTGAGTTTCCCGGAGTGATGAAGCTCGATACCATCATCCTACCTGGTATCCCAATTGGTCATCTCCTATTGGAGGCTGGAACTTTCGCGCTTACCTTCTTCCACCACTTCCCTAACGGGAAGAAATGGTCGAAAGTGGCGCTCGAGCTCCGGTCGGCGATTCGACTTAACCAATTGCGGGACCTTAGAGTCCCGGTTCTTAAGGCAAGTCCGTTCGAGATCCAGAAAGCTACTCCTATCCGACTGAAAGAGCAGCGAGCTGTGGGGAATGTTCTCTACAACTCGACTTCTCTGCCTTCTTTAGTGTTGGCATCAGTGGAATGGAGTAAGCGACCTGCCCTGAAGGCGGTCCTTTGGGAGATGTGCGTGCTGACGGGAACTTACGAGCTCCCTATCTTCATGTCACTTCTAGAGGCCTCCTTTGCGGAGTCAGGATTCCCTACGGAAACGTGGCAACGTGAATACTCAGACCTGGGTAAGCTCGCTGTAAAAAGCGAGCCTGCCGGAAAGGAACGAGTCTTTGCGATTGTGGATGCATTCACTCAGTGGGTTATGAAACCACTTCATGACTTGCTATTTGAAATGCTTCGGGGGATCCCTCAGGATGGGACTTTCGATCAAGGTAAACCGCTTCGAGCTCTGCTCGATCGGCACACTAAGACCGAAAACCCCTTTATCGCGTCTCTAGACTTATCAGCAGCAACCGATCGTCTACCAATCTCTCTTCAGAAACTCCTTTTATCTGTTCTCTTAGGAGAACGATTCTCGGAGCTATGGAAGAGCCTAATGGTCGATCGGGATTACGCCGTACCGAACTCTGTTCGGACGGTTCGATACGCTGTTGGTCAGCCTATGGGAGCTCTCTCATCTTGGGCTATGCTTGCCCTAACTCACCACTTTATTATTCAGTGGGCCCATTGGAGGGTGTCAGCTCGGAACGAGCTGCCCTATACCTGGTGTTCCGACTATGCGGTCTTAGGTGACGACGTAGTCATCGTGGGTCGAGAGCTTGCAGATGAGTACCAACTTATCATGCGGGATCTCGGCGTGGGAATCGGTCTTCACAAATCGGTTCTCGCAACTACGCTTTCTGCGGAGTTCGCCAAAAGATTCGTGTGGCTCGGTGTCGACTGCTCGCCGATTTCGTTTTCGGAATTGGCAGTCGCTCGACGTTCGTTGGGCTCCGCTTTGGAGCTCCGACGAAGACACGGAGTTAGTAACTCTGCATTCTACCGAGTGCTTGGTGTAGGTCCATTCGCTTTAACGCGGATGGAGCAACCTCGATCTGCGCGAATCGAGGCGTATAAGGTAATGCTCGGGTGGCCTGTTGATGGACCATCTTACAAAATCACTTATTCTCTCCGACCTTATCCGGTCAGAGAGTTGAGCGGTTTTGCGAGATTCTCTTATCTACACGTACTTGCGCATAGCCTATGTACGTCCTTGGTGGACGCATATCGGGGACTTGCGGTTCGACTCGACTCTCTCCCTCCTTCTCGGGTGAAACTACTCGAAGATAGGTGGTTCGCATCCTCGATGGAAAATAATGATATCGTGGCCGCGGTTAATCTAAACGACGACTACTCTATGTGTTTCTCCCCAATGGGAGGGTACAATGAGGCAGTCGCACGAATGGAAGAACTAGAGCCCGAAATCACGAAATTCGTAGAAGATGCGAGCACTATTGGACTGTGGGATGTCGCTTCGCTCTATAGCAATTACCTTTCTGTTGCTCGGAAAGTCGCCTCTGTACGAGTGCCGACGAATGATGAGGATGTGCGAGTCGTTCTGGATTCTCAGGTAACTGATGAAACCGTTCCGCTCGCGCTCCGATTCGTTCTTCGGTACCAGGCAGCGGTTAAATTCGTTCAACGGACTGGCGTATGCTATGGAGTGAAAGACTACCCGGGTTCAGCCCGGCGTGACGCTCGCTTCTTGGTCCCATGGGACGCAAGAGATAACGATTAAGGGATTTCCCCAACTTGCCATCTTACGAGGTGGTTGAGAAGGGACAAGTTTTCTAAAACTCATCTGAG